ATGACACGGTCCCCATCGTAGCTATCAAAGCTTACGAGAACTTTATAGCCGTCGCACATGTAGAGTCGTCGACCCGCTTCCAGTTCATAGTACATCGGACCCTTTTCAATCACACGACCAATGAGATATTGATCAGGGCGATCAGACATGGGTCGGAAGTCAAGAGCTTTGATGGTATCACCAACTTGAGCAACGTTTTCATATTTCAACATAATTACGCCTCCAGAACGTAGGGCTTGTTCCAATCACCAGCATTGATATTGAGGTAGTGAGAGCAGTGGAAGTAATCAGTCATCGCGTCAGAGTCATCGAAGTACTGTTCACCTTTCATCGCCGCAACCAGCTCGCTGTAGAAGTTACCGATCTCAACATCACCAGTCTCTTCAGCCCACTTGTCAGCCCAGAAGTGGTTGACTTGAAGGTAGCTACCGACGGGGTAAGACTCGCGCCCTTGGCGCGCGGCAACCATGTCGTTGTGGCGCTGAGCAGAGCCAAGCAGGTCTAGCTTGCCGCTCTTCAGAGTCACGACCAGTGCCATGTGGTTACGAACAGCGATGGTACCTTTCATGCCGTACTTTTTCAGTACCGCTTTGATGCCAGGGGCGAGATTCTTTTTCATTTCTTGAGAGACGTAAGCCATGATAGACACTCCATAATGTAAAGGGCTTGGGGAGAAGCAGTGGGCTGGAGCCCCTAGCGAAGAAGTCGCGCCAGACCTCCCCAATCAACATGAGTATTATCTCTCAAAAGCTCGGCTGAGTCAACAGCTTTTTTAGTTTTTTTTAGAATATTTTGTTCTAAGAACGATCTAAACAGATAGAAGGGAGCATATCGGCATCAACGATGCCACCAATGCCTTGAATGTAGGTGGTGATTTCTATAGGGATATCAATAGCTTGCTCGCATTCTTCTCGCGGGACGCTTGCGCATCCCGAAAGAAGCGAGTAATTAGAAATGATTATCAATAACGTGAAGAAGGTCTTCATAGTGGGCAATCTGCTCAAGTTCTTTTTCGATGGTGTCCATGATATCGGGATGTTCAGCGACCCCTACAGGATTGTTCAGAAGTACCTCAACGTTCATAATGTGCTTCTGAATATGAGAGCGAAAGTGGGCCTTCGATGCTTCGATCAGGCGGTCTCGCATTGAGCTTCCTCCTCTACAGGCAGACCTTTGTACCATTCAATTACGGTGTTAGTTCGGAAAGAGCGCCAAGCTTGACGATCAAGAGCCCAGACAGCGATATTGTCACCTTCGTCTTTTTGCTCAATAATCTCAGGAACATTGCCACCAGACAAATCTCTATTTAGAGTACAAGTCATGGTGCGAATCTCACCGTCATAAATCTTTTTGAAAACAACAGTTACGATTCCTTCTTGAGCCGCTTTTACAAAACCATTCATGTTCATACGTTTTCCTCTTTAATAAAGATCCCATCAACCATACGACCTTTTCGGTCCTTAATATCATTATATGCTACTTCAAGGCACTCTGTCAAACTTAGATTATGTCTCTCAGCAATGTTGATTAGCACCACGATAATGTCTCCAATGTCGTCGCGAATATCACGATTCTTGCATACATTATCACTCAGTTCACCAACCTCTTGGATCAACTTGCACACCTGATCTTTGTCAGTAGCACCGTCAATCAAATTACGATCACGGTGCCACTGTTTGGTGCGTTCAATCCAGGTTAGAATCCATTCGTTCTCAGCAGTCATTACTCAATACCCAAGTATTCCATGATCTTTTCAGGAGCAGTCTCGCCATAGGGATCAGTCTCGCAGTTGTCTTTACGCCCAGGCTCGACAAAGTACTTTTCGACAATACCGTTGTCTACGACCATCGCATAGCGCCAAGAGCGCTTACCAAAGCCTAGATTGTCTTTATCGACAAGCATACCCATGTCATCAGTGAAGTATCCCGAACCATCAGGAATCACTTTAACATGCTTGAGCCCTTGAGCCTTTGCCCAAGCGTTCATGACAAACGAATCATTCACAGAAATGCAATAAATCTCGTCAATGCCCGCGTCATAGAACTTCTGAGCGTTCTCTTCGAAGCCAGGCAGTTGCATAGTGGAGCAAGTGGGCGTAAACGCACCAGGTAGCGAGAACACTACAACGCGCTTGCCAGTGAACAGGTCGTCAGTGGTCACATCTTGCCAGCGATAAGGATTGTCACCGCCAATAGATTCGTCGCGAACGCGAGTTCGAAAAGTCACATACGGAACAGGTTCATGCGTACTCATTTAAAAATCCTCTTGTTAAAATAAGAAAAAACAAAATACTTTCGTATACATGCTACGACAAAAAATACAGAGGTAAAGACGATTGTCATAACCTCTGCGCTCAATTCAAATGGAAGAAAAACTTTAAGTAGAACGTAATTCAGAACTATGTTTAGAGGCGTCGCTATGATCGTATCGCTGACCGCTTGCTTTGCGAGCTTCTTGTCGAAGCTTTTCATAATTACTTACCTTCATAAATTGAATCAATAAGCTCACGGAAAGAATCGATTTTATCGGAACGATTTGGCCAATAAATGTAGTCTTTCTCTGGATTCTTTCTCAGATTATCCAGAAGAGGTTGAATAGCATTATACAACTTATCGAGGCGGGTTTCAAGTGCATCTTTCGTTTCTTTGGTTTGCTGAACGGCTTCAAGTTCTTCTTCTGTTACCGCAGTGAAACCAAAATCAAAAATGTCTTCACTCATTAACTTCACCATGAATGCGATCATGCTCGTACAGCATAAGAAAACCGTAGTGAATAATCTTCACAATGTCTTTCCGATGATCAGCAGGAGATTCGCCTTTCTTGCCATAACGCCCGTTGTATTTGTCGACATTCCCGGAAAAGAATCCCATACCATGACCACGATCAACGATGATTTCAGAAGACTGCAATCCACCTTGCCCATAGTGCCCGCTGTACGTAGAGTCGATATACTTCTTAAACTCTTCGATTAGTTCAGGCTCACGAAACTTATAATTAATTGTCAATTAACTTTCCTCTCTTTTCCATTCTCATAGGTTATGATAAGATCATCGTTATCGTTAATTTCCATCTTCTTCGCTTTAAATACGGTCAGTAGCGAAGACCATACGTCAACGAGCCCGTCACGATAGCCAAAGTGTCTACCGGCCATGTAAGAGCCAAACAGTAACGCAGTTGCTATAAAAGTGTGTAGATAAGGGTCCATGATTCACCTCCTAGAAGATTTTAATGGCTTTGAGTTTTTCGCCCGAAGACGACTTATCAAAGACCGGAATATCATCATCAACAAGGTCTTGCTGTGTCTCATCTACATCATAAAGTTTCATCTTAGAACGATCAACACCGACGACGAATCGCTTTTCTGTGTTAGGATCGTTGTAACGATTCTTTAATTGCTTCACCATAATCTGACCAAGACTGTTTAGTTCATCGTTGGAGACTAAAGCAAACATCAAGTCAGCCGTTGCAGGAAGGCCGAAAGACTCCGAAGTGTCTTCAAGCCCAGGATCAGAATTGCCGTAACCCGACCGGGTCGTTTGTGTTGCTGACACAATAGGCACATCAAACTCTACCGCCAGCCCGCGAATCTCTTCAGCGATAGCTTTCACATAGGTATAAGAATTGATAGCGCCACCCATGGATTTCATTCTCGACGATGCACATATATTTAGATAATCAATGAAGATTATCTCAGGAACAAATTTCTTTTTAAGTTTTAGTTCCATTAGCAACGCCCGAAAATGACCTGAGTGTGCTTGCCCAGTCGGGTACTCCTTAATGATCAACTTACCGTTTGTGCGCTCAGCGATACCGCGCACCCGATCTTTGAACATTGTCTGAGACATGTTCTCCAGTTGATCGATCGGCACATTCAGCAGATTTGCGTCAATGCGTTCAGCAATGCGCTCCTCTGCCATCTCCATCGTAATGTACAGGACATTACGACCCTGCGAAAGGGCACTAGCCGCAACGTGACACATGAACAGCGACTTACCGACGCCTGTGCCAGCGAGCGCGATATTAAGGGTCTTATTTGGTAGCCCGCCCTTTGTGATTCGATTGAAGTAATCAAGATCAAAGGGGATTCGCTCTTCTTGCTCATGATAAAAGGCGTATCGCTCATCAACATTTTCAAGGTAATCGTGCCCAATGTTAGTGTCAAACGATACGGCTAGCGCATTCTGTAGAATGTCAGGCAATGCATTCTTCGTAAGCTTCTCGTGCTTGCCATCAATAATAGAGATAGACTCCATGATTGCACGATAGACTGCACGATCCTGACACCACTTTTCTGTTGTATCCAATAGCCATTGCTGATTCTCTTCTTTCTTTTCAAAAATATTTGGAAGAATGTCAATGGCATGAGTATACATCTGATCCGTCAAACGGTCAGACTGATCAATCTCAATCTTAAATGCTTCAAGGGTAGGCAGTTTATTGTACTTGCCCACGAACTTAGTTACCTCAGTGAAGATATGTTGATACACACCTTCGAAATATTCTTTCTTAAGAAAGGGAACGACCTTACGCATGTAAGGCTCGTTCGTCAAAAGATTACGTAAAATCGTTTGTTCTAAATCAATCTTCACTTTGTTCCTCGGGATTGCCTAGTACAAGAGAACCGCTGGCGGCGGCATCTTCAAGAACACTGCTAAGAATCTCAGCTACGCGATCTTGAAGACCTGTGTTTGCTTCTGTCAAATTAGTGTCAGGTGTAGATACTAACATAAAATTAAAATTTAAGCAATCGTTTTCTCCGTCAAATGCAATATTCCCGAATCGAACCACAGACTCAGCAAAGTCACCTTCTAGAATGCGAACATCCCATGCTTGCTGATTCTCTGCTTCTGAAGAAGGGACCAACGCGTAGTCGATCCCCTCACTCACTTTACGAATAGCCATTATTCGTCTTCCATGTCCAAAGCAAGTTCGATACCGGTACTACCTGCACCAATCTTGTATTGCTTCTCGACAAACTCTTCGAATTTAGCATCGGCTAGAATATCTGCCCAGAAGTCTTCGCTCAGAGTGTCTTTTTCTCTGATTTTGTTTCCAATGACTTCGCCAGTGTTAGTGTCAACACGCTGATACCAACCATTAGAAGGCTTAGTAACAAAACCGGAAGCAAGACCAATATCCAGAAGACCGCTAAAACGCTCAATGCCACCGTCCCAAGAAACACTAATAGGAATCTTAGACTTCTCTTTAACAAATCTAGACTTCTCGACATTAATGATGAAATCATAACCAGTTACCTCAGTGCCCGTCTTGTTCTGACGACGCCCTAGAATCCAGATATTGTCTGCGCTGTAGTAGATACCCGTACCGCCACCGACGATATCTTTTGGGAACAGACCGATTTCTTTGTACGTGTGGTTAATCGCTAAAAGAGGAATGTTCTTCATCGTCAGATAGGGAGTGGTCATACGGAACAAACCCTTGAGCGCTTTTGCTCGCGACATATCTGCAACAGACTTTTCGTCTAGCGCGTCTTCAAGCTCTTTCTTCGACGCAAGGTTACCGATAGAGTCAATAACGATGATCACCTTGTCTTCTTTATCAAGTTGTTCTAGCTGGTTGATTAGATCAAACTTGAGTTCTTCAACATTGGTGATAGGCGTGTGCAGTACACGAGTTACATCAATGCCAAACGTTTCAAAGTAAGCTTGAGGCGAACCAAACTCAGAATCATAGAACAAAATCACAGCTTCAGGATCAGACTTCAGAAACTCAGCCGCCATCTTAAGAGCAAACGAAGTTTTGAAGTGTTTAGATGGGCCCGCCAGGACTGTAAGCCCTGACGCTAGCCCACCTTTCAGACTGCCAGAAAGGGCGACGTTCAGCATAGGAACGTCCATTCTGGTAATCTCACGCTCTTGGAAAAACTCAGAATCTGCAAGCACCGAAGTGAACTTGACTTTTGAGTTCTTTTTAAGCTTGTTCATCACAGACATATAATATTAGTCCTTCAGGTTTTTAATGTTTACACACTCATCAAGCAGAGAAAGCTTGTCGGTCATACCAATCAGCATACGCACATCGCTGTTTAGATACTCACCAGCATAAGAACGCGCTTGCTTGTAGCTGACTTCTTCATTAACGCGGGCACGAATGAAAGTCGGAATCATCGTGCTTCGATCCGTCATCAGAGGAGACTTTTCCATCAGGCGACGAACGATAGCGGGATTTGCATTCTTCACGTCCATGATCGTATCATAGAGTTGATTGAAGAACGTTTGCTTCACAGCTTTAAAGCCAGCAAGACCAAGCTTGGCATAAGCCACTTCGAAAACAGTACCAGTCATAACTTCTTGTGCAGAAATATGAGTGGTGTGCTTGATAAGTTGCATGAATGCAGGAAGCGCTTTCTCACCGCCACCGACAAGAGCAAAGTCTGCCGAGATAACATCACCAATGCTCTGCGAATCGTTGACTTCAGGCATGTAGATAACCTTTGCATCAAACACATCAGGACCAAGAGACATGATCAAACGCTCAATGGTTTCGATGTTCAGCGTAGAACGAATGCAGATACCGCAGTCAATTTGCTTGACAAGCTTGTTGACAGCGTTGAGGAAGTCCGCATCGTCTAGCGTATCGTTTTTGAGAAGGGGAATCTCAGAACAGATAACAGCAAGACCAGGGCGCCATTGAATAAGTTCATCAACATCGCTTGTCGAAGCAACCACTTTCCGTTCAGTAGATTTCGTATTGAAAGCAACATCCGTAGCGCTAGCAAGGAGATTGTTACCAATAACGCCTACGCGAAGACGATTTGCTTTAGCTTCGCGTAAATCTTCGGGGCGCGACTCATTGGAAGCGTCATACTCCCAACCTTCTTCGTCTACACGTACAACAGAGCCATCAGCGGCGACCATAGGCTCGCTAAGCTTCGGCTGTTTAATTTCAGTTACATTATCACTCATCAGTTTCTCCTAATTGTTTCGATAAGCATATTCAACTGCACGGTCCGCTTCTTTCTCTAGCGGTCGATTAGTATACCACTTTCCATTGTCATTGTCAAATTTTCTACAAAGTTCTGCAATCTGACCTGCCGTGATAGGGTAGCCGTTCTTGATCGCATTGCCCGCTGTAGCAACCATAATCTGGTACATCTTGTGATACCATCCAGTACTTGTTATAGTCTGATACTGCATTGAAAGATTTCTTGGCCAGAATGGGCAGTCACGATAGTCTGTCCAAGAAATGTGAGTTTTATCTAGCGCCTGCTTACGATGCTCTATTACAGCTTTTTGCAGTTCAGGCGGCAGACGATCAATAAAGTTATTACCTTCGCGTTCTTTGTACGGGTGTTTTGCTTTTAGATAGTCAGGATCAATAGGCTCGCCAACGTTACGAAAGATAAAATTGTTAGCATCAATGTACGCCGCAGGGACGTAATACATTCGTGACAAATCTTTAGTTTGTCGATCTCCAATTTCTCCAAGTTCTGCATTGAGGGCATGCCAGAAGTGTCGTATTTCTTCTCTCTCAATTTTGCGTGTAAGTTCGAAGACAATTCGAAACTTTGGTAAATCGACCGTACTGCTTGCTGTAGAATAACAAACATAAGACCAGCGAAAAAGCCTACTAACAAGTATTGACTCAAGATTATGACCTCCAGTGTCGAAATCATCCACATCGACCGCAGCCCACTTGCCCCAATATTCTACGTTATCGTTTGAGCGAGTAGTGCCTTCGGTGTAGATTGCAGGGCTGATAAGACCCGCAGTCTTTTTCGTTTCTGGTATTTTAGACAGCCCATAGAGAAGATCAACAAACTCATTCCACGAATCGAAGGACATTCGCTTGTGAGTTTTGTTGTCGAAGCGATTCTTGAAAATAGTCAGTTCAGTTTTCATAATATTGGTATTATAGCAAACTATGTTGTGGATTGTCAACCTCTACAAGTGCTATTTGATTCTTCTTTGTTTTGCCTTTGAATGTCTGATTATAATAAAAGACTTTGATTAGCTTCAATTCTTTGATATCGGTGAATGCATCACGAACAGGAACCAACTCAAAGTTGTCAATTAAAAATCTTTTAATACCTAATTTAATACAGAGATTCATGTCAAAGAATGCTGGCGGATAAGAATGCCCACCATCAACTAGAGCAAAGTCATACTTATGAATCGATATCTCTTCTTCAACAATATGAGACTTGCCTGGAATCCAATGCCATCTTTCACCATAGATTTCGTGTAGCTTGAGCGCCATTTTCCAACGCTCAGTGGGATCAATTCTATCTTTACCTTTACCTGTTCGATCAACGTACGGCGAAACAGAAACTACTTTCGCGTTTTTAAAAATTTCTAGCTGATAGGTCGTAGAGTGCCCGAGATGGAACCCAATCTCAAGAACACTTTTTGGATTGTAAAGATTTTGACAAAACGAAAAAGCCCTATAGATTTCCTCGGTAGGCGGCATGTAGCCCCAACCGATTTCGGGAAACGAAAGATGATCTAACTTCATCCAAAAAAGTCCTCAAGTGTTGCTCTTGGCTCTGCTGACCAACCGACTGCGGCGAGAATTGGCTCAAGCGGATCAAGAAATGTTTTAACGAACATCATATCATAATCTACAGCAGTATGCAAGCCAAGTTCTTTAGGCAGTTGCATCGGAAAAGATATCACGTTCTCTTTGATCTTGTTAGGTTGGCGAAGGTATAAAAACTTAATCTTCTCGCCGTCTTTGATCAATTCGTACTTGTCTTGCAACTTAGCTTGCTTAACATAGTGATTATATAGAAGCGATCCACGTACGTGAATAGGCGTACCCTTGCCGTAGATATCGCGACGATCAGCCCACTTCGTAATCTCAGACACCCCGCGAGGAAACGCAATCTCTTCTGGCGTAAGGTTTCTAAATTGGGACCTAAAGTCAGAAATGAAGCGTTGTGTGTCTGATTCGGTACCTTCAATGAT